CGCGAGGCCATCGTCGGCGATGCCACGTAGATCGAACCGCGCCCGGCGGCCAGGGTGCTGCCGCCGAAGGCTGCTGCAGCCTCCTCCAGCTCGGCGATGCCGAACTGGTAGCGCTGCCAGAGGTTGTCCCAGGGCGAGCGCCCCGCTGCGATCTGCTCGGGGTAGAAGCCCTCCTCGATCTGGCAGGCGGTGTAGATGATCGCAAGGTTCTTGGCCGCGTCCTGGATCTCGGGCACCAGCACGTAGCCGACGTGCGAGGCGACGTCGGCGCAGGCGTTGATGATCAGCGGCTGCACGTCCGCGTCGGTCGGCCTGGTCGCGTCCGTGAAGGTGCCGAGCTCCTGCCCGTTGGTGTCCTTCGTGCGGGCGTGCTCCAGCGCTGCGACCTCCGCGACCGTGGGCGCCCAGTCGGGCACGATCGGCGGTGTCACGGTAAACGCCGCTGTCAGCGTCGCCGTGCCGAGCGGCGTGGTCACGCTGACGTCGTAGGCGCCGGGCCCGAGGCCGGCAGGCAGCGTGCCGGTGACGGTTGCGTCGTCGATGACGGTGAGCGTCCCGAGGTCGAGCCCGCCGACGGTCGCGCCGGTCGCGCCGGTCAGTCCGATGCCGGTCAGCGTGAGCGCGACGGGCACTGCGCCGCTGGTCGGCGCAACGCTCGTCAGTGTCGGCGGGCTGGTACTCATAGCGGCAACTCCGGGGTCGGCGGGCCGCTCCACGGTTCGAGCGGCTGCTCGCCCTCGCGCAGCTGCTCGCGCCAGCGGTAGTACGGCCACCAGGCGTCGTAGACGCGCTGGGCCGCGTCGGGCGGCGCGGCCAGCAGCGCGACCGCCGCGAGCTGCTGGTCGTAGATCGCCGCCTGCGTATCCCAGTAGGCGAGGGCCTGCGCGAGGTCCGGGTCCTGCGGGCTGCTCACACCACAGCCCGCGCGTTGCACTTGCCGACCGCCTGCGCGTTGTAGACGGTGATCGTGTACCCGCCCGGCTTGGCGTAGGTGTGCGCCTTGGCCGCCTGCGGGGTCGTGATCGGCGTCTCGACGGCCGTGCCGTCACCCCAGTCGATCGAGACGGCGGCGGTCACGACGTTGGGGATGACAAGCGAGACGCCGAGCGCGCCGGTCGGGGTCGCGGCGAGCGCGATGTTCGCCACGCCGAGCCCGGCCGGGCCGTAGTTCGCGTCCACGACGGGGTCGTTGTCGATGCCGAAGTAGCCGGCGACGAGCGAGCTCGGGAAGTCGGTGACCGGCGCGGAGAATGCCTGCGCCTCGACGCTGGTCATGCGCTGCCTCCCTTCGACGCCGCCTTGCTCGCCGCCTTTTCTGCGGCGACGACGCCCTCGACGGTGTGATCGGCGGTGTCGTACGAGACGCCCAGGAAGCCGACCTCCATCGCCTCCTCCAGCGTCTCCGCCTCGACGCACGCGACGTCCGGTGCGACGTCCGGTGCGGCTGCTGCCGTCGTGCTGCTCTCCTTCTTGTCTGCCATGAGCGAGCCCTCCGAGAGTCCGTTGTTCGCGCCGACCTACGCCGCGTGCAGCACGCCGAACGGATACGGCGTGGCCTTCTCCAGCGTCGGCGTCTGCTTGACCTGGAAGGCGAAGCGCGCGACGACGCGCAGCGCGACCATGTCCTGCTGCAGCAGGTTGAACTGGATGGCGCCCGTGTTGTCCTGCACGACGCCCTCGTCGTGGCGCGTGACGGTGATGTCCTGGCGGATCCCGATCAGGCCCTCGGTGAAGTCGCCCGCGACCATCTCGGCAGCACCCGCGCCGGTCGGCCACAGGCCGCGCAGCGGGTAGGTGACGTCAACGCCGTAGATCGCGGCATCCGTCACCTGGCCGTTGATGCCGACCAGCGACTCGCCGGTCGAGGCGCGGGCGTTCCGCAGCTTGCCCTTGAAGGCGCGGTGAGCGACCACGCCGTTGACGTCGTAGCCGTCGTCCTCGACGCTCGCAAACAGCGCCGAGATGTCGCCCGCGATGCCGCCCTGAGCAGCGGTCGCGGTGCCCTCGGTGACGACGTTGCCGGCAGCGGTGGCGGCCGGCACGATCGCCTGCGGCCAGCTTGCCGGGATGTTGGTGCCGAAGAAGACGGCGGCGTCGAGCGTGCGACCGATGGCCTCGGTCAGGAACGGCTCGATCTCCGTCCAGATGTCCCACTCGGTGTCGTCGAGCACGGCCTGCGGCACCGGCACGATCGCGGCGAGCTCCTCGACGTTGAGGAACTTGTTACCCCAGCCGGCCTCGGTCGTCTGCTTCAGGCCGGTGTCGCCGTTCACCCAGTAGGCGACCGGCAGCGCGTTCATGACCGGCATGCGCTGCTGGTTGCGCGACATCGGCACGTGGCCGAAAAGCGAGAGCGCAGCCGACTGCTCGACGGTGCGCTTGATGATCGACGCGGCGACGTCCTCAGGGATAAGTGCCTGGGCGTCGGATCGCGACGTGATGTTGCTGTACGGCACGAGCCCTCCCCCCTACGGGGTACAGGAGTCAGCAAGGGGATGCGGCCTGCCCCTGACGGGGTGAGCGTCGGCCTCGCGCCTGCACGCTCTCGGCTGCTACGAAGCGCCGGCCTCGCGCCTGCACGCTTCGGTCGCATCGGGCGGGCTCGGCCTCGCGCCTGCGGCCCTATGTCCCTCGCCCCAGTCGGCCTCGCGCCTGCACTGGTTCCTCGTGCTGAGCTCGGCCTCGCGCCTGCAGCTCGTCGTCGTGCTCAACGGTAACGCGCCGGGGTGCTGCTCGCTAGGCGCCCCGGATCCAACTGTTCATGTCGCGCTTGGTGCGCGACGAGGCGCCGCCGCCACGACCGACGCCAACGTCGCCATCGCGCCGCGTCTCGCCGGTGAGCTCCAGCAGGCGCTTGGCGTCAGCGCGCAGGCTGCGCTCGTCGTCGCCGCGCAAGCGGTCGGCGAGCGCGACCGGCAGCCCGACCTCGGCTGCGATCTCGCGCCGCGTCGCCGCCAGTTCGAGCGCTGCGACGCGCGCCTCGGCGTCGTCGGCGCGAGCTCGCTCGCGCTCGGCCAGCGCAGTCGCCCGCTCGATGTCCGACTTCTGGGCGTCGTCGATCGCGGCCAGTCGGCGCTCGGCCTCGCGAGCTCGCTTCTCGGCGCTGCGGCGCTGCTCGCGCTCGCGGTCAAGCGTCGCCGACTGCGCGGTCGAGAGCTCGCCCTCCGAGTCGCCGCCGGCTCCGTTTGCAGCTGCGCTGCTGGTCTCCTCGCTCGTCGTCTCGTCGCTCGCGAGCTCTGTGCTCTCAGGCATCTGCGCTCACCCCTGCCGTCTCGGTCGCTACCTGCGTGTCGGGACCTGGCGGCGGCGGCGCGCCGCCCTGCGCGGGCGTCTCGGTCAGCGACTCGCGCACCTGCACCGGCCCGGCGGTCTCGATGTCGGCGCCCTGCTCGATCCACTCGGTGATCTGCTGCGGCGTGGCGCCGATGAACTCCCACAGCGCCGGGCGCGGCACGCCGATCGAGGCCATCTTGACGGCCGCGTCTGTGATCTCGGCGATCGAGCGCGACTCGGGGTTGACCCAGACCGTCTCGCAGTCGGTGGCGTCGCCGCGTGCATCGCCCTCGATCCTGAAGGCCAGGCGCACCGCCTCCTCCCAGCCCTCGCCGAACGAGAGCTGCTTGCGCTTGACCTTCGCTACCAGCCCCGTCTCGGTCGCCTTCAGCGACTCGCCGGAGGGGAACGAGCCCATCGCGCCGAGCAGGTAGTGCGGCGGCGTCCGGGTCTGGGCCGCGATGTGCTGGATCAGCATCTCGATGCCACGCACGTAGGGCTGCAGGTCGCCGACCGAGAAGTCGCCGAACTTGGCGTTGCCGGTCTCGTCTGCCCAGACGCGGTCAACGCCGCCGAGGTAGCCCGGCTTGCCGAGCAGCCGCTCGCCCGTGTCCGGGTTGACGGGGATCTCGATGCCGGTCGCCCAGCGCTGCGGGAAGGCGGCGTACTCGGACGCGATGATCATGTCGCAGCACAGCTTGTTGACGGCGTTCTGGACGGGGATCACGCGCTCCACGTCGGAGCGGCCCTGGCGGTCGCGCAGCGTCGGCGCGTTCGGCAGCGGCACCAGCGGCACGACGCCGAGCCGGTTGCGGCCAGAGCCGAGATCGTCCGCCAGCCACGTCTTCGTGCCGCCCTCGGGCCGCGTCCACCAGGTGATGTAGTCGGGCTGGTAGAGCACGGCGTGCTCGACGCCCCACTCGTCCTCCCAGCAGCGCAGCCCGGCCAGCCGCGTGCGGCCTCTAGCGGGATCGAACGCTACGATCGCCGTCGTCGGCGGCTCGATCTGAATGTCCGCCTTGCCGCCATCGTCGGGCCCGACCAGCGCGTAGGCGCAGCCCAGCTTGATCGCCTCGGTCATCGCCAGGTCGGACTCGGCATCGAGCTCGTTGCGCTGCCAGATTTCCCAGGCGTCCGTGTCGGTCGGCCCGGACGCGCCGCCGAAGCGGAAGCCCTCGACGCGCAGCCGCTCGGCGCTGGCATCGACGACCAGGTCGCACCAGTTGTCCGCGTAGGCGCCGAACAGCCCGCCGAACGTCTCGCGGAAGCGGCTGGTGGCGAACAGCAGCGGGTGCTGGCCGAGGTAGTAGGTGTCCATGCGCTGCAGGTACGTCTGGCGTGCCTGAAGCGCTGCGAGCAGCGCGTCGCGCCACTGCTCGGCGGTGCGCAGGCCCTCGGTGGTGTCGTCGATCATCGCCATTGCTGCCGCCTCAGAAGCTCACCGGGATACGGGACCGATTCGTCCAGCCGCTCGCCAAGAGGTCGGCGCGCGCCTCGTACGCGAGCACGGCGGCGATCGCGACGTCGATCTTGTTCGTGCTGCCGCGCCGCTCCTTCTCCAGCACGTAGCCGCCGCGCGTCTCGCGGACCTGGGCGTTGAGCACGTGCCTGGTGAGGGTCGTCTCGCCTGCGTGCTGCAGCCGGCCCGCGACGACGTCGGTGCGGAAGCGATCGACGGCGGCCATCATGCGCGCCCGGTTGGTGTCGTAGCGCATCACGCTGGCGTCGCCGAACTCGCGCGCCCAGCCGTCGATCTCCGAGTACCACAGGGGCGGGTCGAAGTAGCCGCGCAGCACGCGGTAGCGCTCCATCGCGGCGGCCACGGCCGCATCGACCTCGCCGCCAGGGATCTCCCACTCGGCTGCGCCCTCGGGCGCCTCCCAGACGGCCAGCGGGCGCAGCCGAGGGCGCAGCAGCCCGTCGCTGACGCGGCAGGCGACCAGCGCCGTCGCATCGTGGTTGCGCGAGCCGTCGAAGCCGAGCGTGATCCGGTCTCCGTCCTCTAGCGGCGCAGCTGCGCTCGCCAGGCACGCTGCCCACGCCTCGGGCGGCAGCCACCAGCCCTCGCCGGCCAGCCACAGCCCGCAGGCGTAGCGCGCCCACTGGCTGGGCAGCGTCGATGGCGAGTCGTGCCGCAGCGCCAGCGCCTCCATCGTCTGCCAGGAGGCGGGGTTGGCCAGCTTGACGACCTGCATGTCGTCGCGGTCGTCGTCGGGCTCCAGCGCCCATTCGTGCATGACGTAGGCGCCGTCGGGACTGGCGGCCCGCAGGTGACGGCCGTCGCGCGCCACGTCGGGAAGCTGGCGGGCTGCAGCGCGCATCTGCCCGAGCGGGCTGGTCTCGGCGTCGCCGGCCGTCGAGATCGCGATGAGCTGACCCTTGCGCGGGCCCAGCCCGTCCCGGAAGACGCCGTAGAGACCGGCCGAGCGCGCGCGGTGGAGCTCGTCGATCAGCGCCAGCGTCGGGATCACGCCGTCGGCCGTGTCCACGTCTGCAGCCAGCACGCGCAGGCGGCCCCGGTCGCGCCCGGAGCGCAGCTCGCGATAGCCGCGCTTGACCAGGACGCGCTCGTCCAGGCCGGGCGTGCGCGTGACGAAGCCGACTGCCTGGTCGTAGAGGATGGTCGCCTGGTCGCGCGAGCTCGCGGCGATCACCGCCTCGGCGTCCTGCTGCAGCAGCAGGTGGAACAGCCCGAGCGCGGCCATGATCGTCGTCTTGCCGTTCTTCTTCGGGATCACCACCAGCGTCTCGGTGGTGCCGCCGAAGTAGTCGGCCAGCATCGCGCGCTGGAACGGCTCGACCAGCATCCGCGCTCCGTCTTCCAGCACCAGGCGCTGGCAGAAGCGGTCGAAGACGTCGAGGTCGCCGCTCACGCGCTGCCTCTGCGGGCCCGCAGCGCGGCCAGGTCGTCGAGCTCAGCGAAGGGGTCGGGCTCGGACGGCTCGGGCTCGGCTGCTGGCTGCTCGACCGGCGCGGGCGACTCGCGCATGCGCATCGGCGTGCGCCCCCAGCGCTCCGGGTACTGGCGCTCTAGCAGCCAGGCAGCCGCCTGCCAGTTCTTGCGCGCCGCCTGCGCGATAGCCGCTACCGCACGCACCTCGCCGTTTGCCCGCGCCTGCTCGATCTGCTCGCGGAAGGCGCGGTAGGCGGCGTCGCGCTTGGCTGAGCTCCGGCCGCGTCGCATCCACAGCCCGAAGGTCGAGCGCGGCACGTTCACGGCCCGCAGCGCGACGTGCTGGTAGTTGCCGGCGCGCAGCATCGCGACCAGCGTCTCGGTGATCTCGTCGGTCAGCGTGGCCTCGCGCCCGACCAGGCCCAGGTGCGACGAGCAGCGCTCCTGTCCGCGCACCGCGAACGAGCGGCAGGGCTGGCCGGCGCTGGTGGTCGCGCTGCAGCGCACGCGGGGCGCGGGCGGCATCAGCTACCGACCGTCTGGCGGTGATGCTGCTGCAGCTCGCGTAGCCGCTCAGAGCGCACGGGGCTGCGCTCGATCAGGTCGAGCCCGTACTCGCAGGGCGCGATCTCGCTCAGGCTCACGCCCGACCTGAGCCTGAGCGGTGTGTCGAACTTGTGCCAGTTGACGACGTGCTGCGGACGCCCGTAGCGGCGATCGACGCGCACCACGCCCGGCCAGGCACGCTCTAGGTCGCGCGCCATGCGCAGCCGACCGTCGCCCGCGTAGAGCTCGTCGGTGTTGCCGCCGCGCATCGACATCGACACCTTCTTCTCGATCGCGAAGGCGTCGATCAGCACCGTGCAGAGGCCGGCGCCGAGCACCTGCAGGCACAGGTCCGTATCCTCGTTGTAGCGACCGCGCCAGCGCTGCGGCAGCGCGTTGTCGATCAGGAAGCAGGAGTAGACGTGCACGTTGCGGCGCAGCGGCGGCTGGCCCTTGACCGCGAACATCACGTAGTTGAGGCCGGCCAGCGCGACGTTCTCGTAGCGATCGACGAAGTCCTCGACGCAGCGCAGCGCCGGGCCCGCGTCGCACGGAATGCGGTAGCCGCGATAGTGACGGCGGATCTGGACGATGTTGTCGTCGAGGATCCAGTGCCGCTCGGCGCCCGCCCCCAGCGCGTGCTCCCACACCCAGTTGCGTGCCGGGATCGAGCCCAGGCCGAGGTTGGCGAAGGGCAGCACCAAGAGGCGCTCGGCGCCGACCGTCGCCGCGTACAGGTCGTGCTCCTGCGGCTCGATGACCACGCGATGCTCGACGCCGTCGCGCTGCAGGAAGCGGCTGGTCAGGCAGGCGTCGGCGCGGCCCTTCGAGATCACGTAGACCGGGTGACGCGGCTGCTGCGTCATCCCCAGCCGCGCAGCTTGGCCCAGACCAGCACGATGGCGATCACGATCAGGCAGACGTCAGCGACGCGCACGTTCACGAGGCCAGCTCCTCCTCGGGCGCAGCTGCGCCGTTCGACTCAGCGAAGCGCAGCGCCGAGAGGTCGTCGCGCTCACGCTGCGGCCACCACAGCGACCACAGACCGCGCGTCGAGTCCAGCGGGCGCTCGACGCCGATCACGTCCATGAAGCGCAGCCGATCCTCCTCGCTGGCGAACGAGACGATCGCCTTGAACGGCTTGGCGACGCCGTCGTAGGCCGGCATCCCGACCCAGGCGGCTGCGTCGTCGCGGTCTGCGAGCTCGCGCTCGGAG